CTTCAAGTGGTCGACCAACATGTGCTAGCAATTTAGTTATGTGATTAGGTACCATTTATCGTGGTATCTTTACGGCATTCGCCCACCTAAATCCTAATTAACCTACTCGTCTAGCTAACTCCATTCTCGGAGCATTATAATTGCCATATCTCTAATGGACTTAAATTCTTCTTCTGTGAAATCATTATAGTTATGTATACGATCTAACGTTCTTTCTATCTCGTCTATTAAATAACAAGCTTCTTTTTCTACTCCGCTATCCATGTTAGTCCTTTATAGTTAAACCATTCAGTGATTCCGTGAGATTCTTTGTTCTCATTGTATATAAATGCGAACGATGGTGGTAATTCGCCGACTGCATAACCTTTATACTTTAGTCCTTCGCTAGTTTTAGCGGTAGTTTTCGATGTGAATTTAATTCTTTGCATATTTTATTATTTACGTCTCCATGCTTTGTGTACAGCAGCGGATAATGACTGAGATACGATTTGAATAGTATTACCTGTTTTGTGCTCGATGATAGGAATATAGCTATAAAGCTCTGTTGTGCTACACTCGACACAGTTACGGTAACCTAAGACTAATCTGCCTTCAGGAATTACATTTGTACATTTACATTTCATATTGTTTGTTTATTATATTATCGATTTATTGTATCGTTTGTTTGTAAATTCTTATTCATTAGAACATACATCTCATCCCAGTTATGTTCTTTATAACAAGATACACAAAAACCTTTGTCATATACTTTGACTTCAATAATCTTCTCAGTTATAACTGGATCACCTTGGCCTAACTTATAACTTAGTAGACATAAAAATATCATTATGCCTACTATTGCTAGTGTTTCTAGTTTAGTAACAGACATAGCATTCGCCTATTTTACCATATTTCTTCCATTCCTCATGGTTAGTACCATCACAAACTCTATCTCCTGTATTATGGTTAGTAAATCCTTGGGCTTCACCATTACATAATAGTATAGAACCGCTTTCAATACCGTCTCTATATCTAGAGTCTTCTGTAATATCTAAAGATTTCTCTCTTATTACTTCTTTAGTATGACCTGTACATTTTAAATTACATAGTTTAGTTTCAACCTGTCCTGTTAAGGATATCGCTAAGGCGATAGTTAAACTAGTAACCATTTATAGTTTTTGAGTTAACGATGTTTTCTACATCTTGCCAATTATACCATTCCATATTAACTTCTGTTAACTTGTTTTGGATTTCATCTACTTTTTGTTGTTTACCTGTGTCATTACCGATTAGATAAGATGACGTTCCTACCAGTAATACTAGTACAGTTGTTTTTACTTTTTTCATATATTTAATTTAATTGTTAATCTCCTGTGTAATTAGTTGGGTTAGTGTCATACATTTGTTGCATTGCTTTATCATGTAGTACTTTAACTTCTTTGTAATACTCTGCATTTTCTACATTATCATCACGCCATTTCATTACACTACTGTAATCTGGGCTAGTATATGATCTGTTATCAACACGACAAGTATATAATTCTTGTGATTTATGTTTAGTTATTTTCATCTTAATAGTTTATTTAATAGTTGAGTCATGATATAATCGTGAGCTTCTTGATAATCTCTTACACACTCTGAACCATCTGGTTCGAAATCAATATCACTATACTCCATCTCATGATCGACTATTTTATATATTTTGTGTAAGATTTGAGGAACTAGTTTATCTGTTAGTTCATCGATTTGTTTCATTTTTGACATAATTATTATTTATTGTTTACATTTATACTATCGATATAACATTTGGTTTTGTTTGTAATTATTATACCTCTTCCAGTACTGATCTTCTACCATCTCTAGTTGTTGTTTAGTTAGTTTAAGTATTACCTTACGAGTTCTTTTCTTATCTACCATATGTAGTATTATATTGATAAGGTTTTGGTTGACAGTTATTGTTATCGAAGTTAAGTAAGTGTTGTACTCTGTCGACACAGTTAGTTATTATATCTCTTTTGTAGAAGTATGATGACTTAGTTATTACTTTAGTTAGTTTGTTAATTTGATACATAGTAAATTTACCATGATACATATTTCTTCCTTTTGTTTGAACTCTGACATATCCACTCTCGTAACACACACCTAATCTACCATCAGTTAATCTGAAGTGAAGAGATCCTTTGTTAGTTATCTTAATTAATTTCATATTATATACATTGTTTATTAGTTTCTATAATACCTAAGACATCTTGTCTTGTTAGTATTCCTTCACTTTGAAGATTTATTACATGAGTCATATCGACTACTGTATTATTTATTGTTTGAGTTATTATCATAGTTTATTATTTATTGTAGTTATTATTTTATCGTGAGTGTCAGATAGTTCTTGTTCACTCATGTTGGAAGTATCGTAATCTTGAATTAGATCACTGTACATCTCGTCTCTTAGTATTTGAGTTTTTATATAGTTCATAGTTATTATTTAGTTACGTATATATTATCCATTAGTATACGAGTTTTGTTTGTAATTCTTATTGAACACTATCTATTAATATATTAAGTTCATTAAATAGATCACCATAAGGTGAATCATATACATTATCTAGTGTGTATGTTGTGTTGTTGACAGTGATTTCATATAAGTCATTGTCTTCATCTATTTTAAATGTTATTTCTTTTATCATAATTATTATATTAGTTGAAGTAGTGAGAATCGAACTCACATAAACCATTACTTCATTTGTCCTCATCAGTTTGTGTACTATTCAGGTTCGATGAGTCACCTTGTCATGACATTATGTCACTATACTAATTCCATATTTCTTAACATTACTGGAATATTATTAGATGAAGTATAAGATTTGTATTTAGTAAAACAATTCATATTGTTTAATTTATCTTTCATTACTTCATATACAATATCATGATTGTAAGTAATTTGAATACCTTTTTTATTAGTGAATGAAATGATTTGGTTTTTACCGATTAGAGACTTTCTTATTACGAATCTCTTTGAATTTAAAGTTGACATAGTTATTATTATTTATTTAGTTATTATATAGTTATTATCCAGTTAGTTAGATAGTTTGTTTGTAAGTTATTGTAAGTGTAGTATTATTTATGTGTAGTAAATGTATTGAAAGTGTTGACACAATTGTCTATGTGTCATGACATTATGACATTATAATGTGGTATATTACATTTGGTATTGATACTATTAATAGTACTTGTAAGAATTTCGAGTGAAGTTTAAAGATTTTGTTTAACATTGTTTAGTTTTAATTGGTTACATATATATTATCGAAATCAAAATGTGAAACGTATGTGAAAAGTTGTAACTTGTTAGCGGAATGTCAGGCAAAAAGGCCTAGGACGGTTAAAAAAAAGGCGTTTTACTGGAGAAAAAGAAAAAAAAATAGTGAGGGGGAACGCTATACCCCAAAATGTGTAATACTTTTAATTTTAGTGACAGTAGGTACTTATCTATATAAGAGTAGTACGCTAGTGTCAGTATCTATGTAAATATTAAGTGTAATCTGTGAGTATATCTAGTATAAGATTAAGACTAAAAACTACAAAATGGCAGAAGTAATTACATATCCATTAGCTACACCAGCTGGAGACACAAGATTAGTTGGTACGCAGATGAATGTACCTCAAGCTAACGGTGAAGCAAATCAAAACTTAACTAGAAACTTTACGGTATCAAGTGTAGCAGCATTTGCTAACTCATATAGCTTAGGATACACAGTATACACAGCTGCCTTGATTCAAGCAGGCGCATCGGCTCCAGTGGCTACAATACTTCAAAATACTACAGGTGGAACATTCACGTGGTCATACACTAGCACAGGTCAATCTCGAATAACAGTTTCAGGTATAACATTACCTGCCAACAAAGTAGCTATATTTCTGTCTTCCGGCAGTGGAGACCAAGGTATAGGTGGAATAATAACTACCACTACTCAAATAAACGTTGATCAATTTAGCTCAGGTGGCGGTGGTCCTATAGATGGTATGTCAGCTGGTACTTCAATAGAAATTAGAATATACTCATAAAAATATAACATGGCTAGAATAAGTTCATATCCCTTTGATACTAATATAACAGGAGACGATGCGTGGATAGGTACAGACTCATCTAATAAACTGACTAAACAATTTACTGCTAGCGCAGTGGCTAGATTTATAAACCTTACAGGTAAAATATCTATTGGCGGCCAAATGAATTTCAAATGGTCTGATACACAAAATGGTGGACCAGGTACTATATCTAGAACTGGCGGCGGTGGTTCAGGTCTTGCGTTTAATACAATAACTCAAATGCGTATTTCTGTTACAGAAACAAGCAAAGAAAATGTTGTAGCGTTTTTAACATACATAATAGGTAAACCTATATTGTTAGGCCAAGGAGATCAAATCAGCCAATTCGGTCATTATACTATAGCTTCATACGTAGTTGATCCACTCGACGCTACTTATTACATAGCTAATCTAACTTACATCGGAGGAAATGGTGTCATTGCTGCTCAAGGTACAATATATACTATAGTACACTTCAATATAACTAGCGGTGGTACTGACGTAGGTTTAACACAAATCTTTAACCCAGCATCTACTCAATGGGTAATTAACAATACAACAGGTAAAGCTGATGCTTCTGTTACTCTTGTTAATAATCAAGGCGCTGGCGCAACAAACGAAATTATATACGGATGCGTAACGTATACTAACGCAACAACAATAACTGTAGACTTCGACCAAGCAGTAGCTGGGTCTTCGTTCTTAAACTAAAAAAAAACAACTCTAACTCATACTTAAAAAATTAAACTATGCCTATTCAATATTTCTGTGGTATTACCATGAACCAAAACTCGATCGTAACACCGGTTATAGATCCAGTAAATACCGCGCCTAGCGTAGGTACTGAAGTCGAAGGACAACAATATTACGATACATCAACAAATTTAATGTATTTCTGGAACGGAACTTCATGGGTGACTATGGATGGTTCTGGATCTGGTGTATCAACACTTGCTATTGGAAACTCTGCTGTTAACGCGGCTGGTGTAAATGCCGGTTTAACTTTAAGTGGTGCTACAGGTGCTGTAACTCTTACTCCTAAAATATACGGTGGTGGTGCTAATGTTGGTTTTGTTCCAACTGGCGGTGCTGCTGGAACCTTTTTAAGAGGTGATGGTGTCTTTGCTACTCCTGCAGGTGGAGGAACAATGTCTTCATGGAAATTAGCAGCAAATACTGGAACTACTTTTGATATAGTAGACGGAGCAATCGCGTCGTTTGCGGCTACCGCAGGTAGCGGTATTAACACAGCTGTATCAAACCCTACTGGAACCACTGGTTTAGTAGGTATTGAAATGGATATTAATAATTTAACAACAGCTGTTGCAGTAAAAACTGATTTCTTAGCTTTCTCTGATGAAAGCGAAACTGGTGATCCAACTAGAAAAGTGACTATCGAAGATGTATTAGCTCTTGGTGGTTTTTTAGCCGGTGTTGTAGCTGGTGATGGTCTTATTGAAACTAACGGTGCCACTACTAATCCTACTATATCTGTAGATTACGCAGGCGCTGATAATATTATTTTATCTGCTGCTGCTGCAGTAACTCCTGTTGGAGCTGATACTATAATGATAAATGATGATACTGACGGTGATGTTAAACAAGCATTGATATCAAACTTACCTTTTGATTCTTATGACTCATGGAACCTAGCTGGCTCAGCAGGTACTCCTCAAGTAATATCTAGTGGAAATACAGCTACATTTTTAGGTTATGCACAAGACGATGCTCTTGCTGGTATCGCAACAGTTGCATCAGCTACAGATAGTTTAAAAATAGGATTAGATCAAAGTAAAATCCTAGCAGTAACTACAGCTGGTGATACAGATTATATTCTTATATCTGATGTAACCACTGATGCAAACGAAAGAGTACCTGTTAGAAATTTAACATTAGATCAATGGGGTAATGCCGCAGGTAATGTTAGCATGGGTACTAGCCATAAAATAGTTGCAATGGCAGATCCAACTGCTGCTCAAGACGCTGCTACAAAAGCTTACGTTGATAGTTTAGTTGTTGGAGGTTTAACTTTTAGAGGAACATTCAATGCTTCGACTGGTCAAATACTTTCTGGAACATATTTCGTGGCAGGAGCTGGTAATGAAGTTTATTTATATCAAGTTAATACAGGTGTTTTTCAACCTTCAGCTGCAAGGATAGCTATAGACACAGGTGATTACTATATAGCGCAAGTTGCTGGTAATTTCTACGGAAGCTCTGGTACTGGTACATGTTCTACAGTTCAAGGATTAGATATTGGGGATTCAATTATAGCAGTAGACGACGCTGCGGCAAACTCTTCTGTTTGTTCTGATTGGTCAATTGTTCAATCTGATGAAGGTGTTGCTAGTTTTACAAATGCTTTTGGCACATTTATAACAGGTACTAACAATCTAGGCGCATCAGGCGCTGTTACTTTAGGAACTATAGACTTAGTTAATAACACACCATTAAACGCTCCTACTTCTGCTAACTTTTATAGAGGTGATGGAAACTGGGTTACTCCTAGTACTAATGATCAAACAATTTCAGGTAGCGGATCAGATAACACTGACTCTGGCGTTACATTAAGTGATAGTGGCGGAACTGTTTTAATATTAGGTGCTGGTAACATAACAGCTGCCCAAACAGGTAATACAATTACTTTAACTGGTACAGACACGGTTTCTTCTGTAGGTGTTAGCGCTAGTCAAAACGGACTAGCAATATCTCCAACAACAGGAAACGTTAAAGTTAACATTGATATCAATAGCATGGTTGATGGTAACGCTGCTGTTGGTTCATCGGATTTTTTAATGTTTAACGATGTTTCAGAATCTAAAAACCTTAGATGTAGAGTTTCAGATATTCTTGCTTTAGCTCCTCAAGGAGATATTACAAGTGTTGTAGCTTCTGCACTACCAGCAGCGCTAGGTATTAGCGTAACTAGTTCAACAGGTCCAATACCTGTAGTTGGTCTTGATATTACAGGCTTATCAACAGGAGCACCAGCATCAGGAGATTTTATAGCAATGTATGATATCTCAGGTACACCAGAAAACAAAAAAGTTACGGTTGCCAGTCTAGCTCCTATAATAAGAAAAGCAAGTACTTATGTTGAAACAATAACTAGTTTTCAAGAAGTTGATCACAATTTAGGTAGCTATGATGTTATGGTTCAATTATACAATGCAACTACTTATGAAACTGTAGAAGCATGCGTTGAGAGAACTACTACAGATAGTGTTACAATAGCAGGTTCAGCGTTTCCATCAGGTGACATTAGAGTGCTAGTTTCTCTTTGTGATCAAGGAGCATAATAATTAAATCAAATATATAAATGGCGACAATAAATTATTGTAATTATGAAATAAAAGGAACGTTAACTACCACCAGTACAATAACAGCTGGTGGTATAATAACGGCTCCAGGTGGTAATTCTACTCAATGGAACACAAGTTACGATAATTCTATAACAGGCTTTAGTGACTCTGGTAGTTCTACTATAACTCTTACGCTTACGCAACTAGATGGTGGAACATTAACTACATCATTTAGTAATCCGCAAGGTACAGTAACATCTGTAACAGTGTCAGGGTCAAGTGGTATATCAGGAAGTGGTACAGTTACAACCTCAGGTTCTATTGGACTTACAAATTCAGATAAAGGCTCTTCTCAAAACATATTTAAAAATATAGCATCTGATTCAGGTACTGCAGTTGCTGATAACAACAGTGATACTTTATCTATTGTTGGTGGTACTAATGTTACTACTGCTATTGTTGCCGATGTTTTAACAATAACAGCTACAGATACTACTACAAATAATTATTTAACAGGATTATCTTGGAGCACAAGTACAGGAGTTCTTAGTGCTACGCGAAGTGGTTTAAGTACTTTAACCGTAGATTTAGACGGTAGATACGCATTAAACACTGTAGTTACAGGTGTAACAAGTGTAGGACTTACTTCCTCAGGTGATGCACTACAAATTACAAACACACCTATTACATCAACTGGTAACTTAGGTATAAGTTTTCAAGGTGACACAGACGAATACATAAATGGTGAAGGTGATTTAGTATCTTTTCCAGCTATCCCACAAGGAGACATTACAGCAGTTACTGCAGGATCAGGATTAACAGGTGGCGGAACATCTGGCGCTGTAACATTAAATGTTGGTGCAGGTAATTTAATTGATGTAACTTCTACTGCGGTAAACGTTGATTTATCAGAGTTGGCTAGTGCTACAGGAGATATGGTAGCAACTGATGGGTTTGCAATAACCAATGCCTCTGGTGGTCAGTTTAAAATGGTACCAAGTTTAGTTCCTAATAATTTATTTCCAAATGACGCTGGTTATATAACCTCATCTTCATTGCCAACTGTAAGCAATGCTACAATAACTGTAACTACAGGAACAGGTTTAGACGGAGCAACATCATTTACTCTTAATCAATCTAGTTCAGCATCCATAGGATTAACTTTAGATTTATCAGAATTTACTGATATGACTGCGGCAATGACTAAAACTGATGAATTTATAGTGTTAGACTCTGGTGCAGAGCGTAGAAAAGCTTCAGGTGAAATAGATATAAGCTTATTTAATAATGATTCAGGATTTACATCATTTGCGGAACCAGGTATATTTTCAGGTGGTGGTACGCCAACTTTAGCATCAGGCGTTACAGGTCTGGAAATTCGTACATTAATAGGTGCAGGTACAAGTTCTAGCGCAGGAGTAACATCAGTTGCAACTGGCACTGGATTAACTGGTGGAACAATTACTTCTACAGGAACTTTAAGTTTAGCAACTGCTGGCGCAGGCGCTGGAGCATACGGATCAACTTCTAATAGTACTAAAATAGATACTATAACTCTTGATGCTTATGGTAGAGTAACTGCTGTAGCTACAGGAGCAACTGGTCAAGTAAATACTGTTGCAACTGGAAATAGTTCTACTTTAGTTACTAACGGAACAACAACTGTAACATTAACACCAAATACAGGTACAGTAAGTTCTTCTTCAGCAAACTTAGCAACAGGAGCACAAATACAAACAGCAATTGATTCAGCTACGACTGGAGCCTTAAAATTTGTAAGCGAATGGGATGCATCAGGTTTAAACGGTGGTTCACCAGATTTAAGGGTAGCATCAACTCATGTACCAGGTAGTTATTATATAGTAAGTGTAGCTGGTGGTTCAACACCAAATGGATCAGGTACAACACCAAACAGTTGGGCTATAGGAGATTGGTGTGTTAGAGCTGATTTAGCTACAGATACATGGCAAAAAATTGATAACACACAAGTTGGTAATGTAACAGGCACTAGTTCAGCAACTAGAGTTGCGGTATGGGCAGATCAAACAAGTATTGGTGGAGATGGAGATTTAACTTTTGATGGTAGTAATTTAACCGTTGGTGGAATTGTAAATTCAACAGGTGGTAATTCTACAGAATGGAATACAGCTTACGATAATCAAATTACAGCGTTTACAGATTCAGGTAGTTCTACAGTAACATTAACTCTTACACAACAAGACGGTGGTACTTTAACTACTTCATTTGCTATACCTCAAGGTGATATTACAAATGTAAGCACTACATCACCTATAACAGGTGGAGGATCAAGTGGATCAGTGACTATCGCGCATGCAGCTTCAGGGGTTACCGCAGCAAGTTATACAGCGGCAACAATTGCAGTAAATGCAACTGGGCACATAACTTCTGCTTCAAGTAATACTATACCTACAAATACTAACCAACTTACTAATGGTTCAGGATATATAACATCTTCATCAACTAGTACCCTTTCAAACAAAAGCGGTAATATATCACAATGGACTAATGATTCAGGATATATAACTTCGTCTTCATTACCATCTGTTGGTAACGGTCAAATAGACGGAAGAACTTCAGGTAATGGATTAAGTGGTTCTATGGATGCAACTGCAAATCAAAGTGGTAACACTACATTTACAGTAACTTCAAATGCAACAACTGCTGCCACAGCAAGTACTATAGCTTATAGAGATTCTAGTGCAGATATTAATGCAAGATTGTTTAGATCAAATTATACTAATCAAAGTACAATATCTGGAGCAATAGCTTATAGAGTTAGTGCAACAGACAACTACATACGTTTTTGCAATAGTCCTTCTGCTATTAGAACTTTTATAGGTGCAGGTACTTCATCCTCGACAGGTACAGTTACTTCTGTAGGATATACTCATGGTGGAAACGCATTTACTGTAGGCGGTCAACCAGTAACAAGCAGTGGCACAATTGCTGTTACAATGGCAGGATCTGCTTCTCAGTATGTAAATGGCGCAGGTAATTTAACTACTTTTCCAAGTATACCTCAAGGAGACATTACAGGCGTAACAGCTGGTACAGGAATGAGTGGTGGAGGAACAAGTGGTACAGTTACATTAAATTGTACTGTAACCGGTGATACTGGTGTTCCAGCTATATTAAGCAATGGAACATCACCAAGTTTAAATAGTGGTATTACTGCAGGAGAAATTAGAAATTTAATTGGTGCAGGAACATCAAGTAGTTCAGGCGTAGTAGCTGTGCAAACTGCTGGTACTGTAAGTGGTCTAACTTTAACTGGAGGAATAATAACTGGTTCAGGTACTGTTACTTTAGGTGGAACGTTATCTTTAACGTCAGCTAATGTAACCTCTGGATTAGGATTTACTCCTTATAATGCAACAAATCCTGCTGGGTATACAACCAACACAGGTACAACAACCGCAGGTAACACACAAACGTTTACTGGCAAAAGTGGTAATATTAGTCAATGGACTAATGACTCAGGATATTCTACCACGACTGGAACTGTAACGCCTAGTAGTACAGATACTTTTACTAATAAGAGTGGAAACATTTCTCAATGGACTAATAACTCAGGTTATGTAACTAGTTCAGGTAATACCACTATAGGAACATCAACTAACATTGGTATTAGTGCAGGCGGTGCAGTTCTATCTACTGTAAGTTTAACACAAGGTGTTATAACTGCGTTTACTACTAGAACAATGACATTAGCTAACTTGGGCTATACAGGTGCAACTAATGCTAATTACATTACCAATAACAATCAATTAACAAACGGTTCAGGATACACTACTAATACGGGTACAACTACTGCAAGTAATACACAAACATTCACTAATAAATCAGGTAATATATCACAATGGACTAATAATAGCGGATACACTACTAATACGGGAGATATAACAGCAGTTACTGCAGGAACAGGTATGACAGGTGGTGGAACATCCGGTAGTGTTACATTAAATGTTATCGGTGGTGATGGTATAACTGCAAACTCTAACGATATAGCGGTAGACAGTACAGTTGTAAGAACATCAGGTAATCAAAGTATATCCGGAAAATTTACCGCAGATAGTATAGCTTATACACCGGTACAAATTTCTGTCGGTTACAACGATAACCCTTTTGGAACGCAGCCGGGGTCGTCTATAAAATTACTGAGTTTATCAGGTGGAAATAGTGCAACTTCAAGTGTTTCATCACCGCCAACAGGTGCTTATTATGTAGCACCGCAAGCGGGAAGAATTAAACAAGTTGTTTTAAGAAATGTAGGAACTACACCAACTAGCCATAGTACAAGAATAAAATTATACAAAAACGGAGCTAACACTTACACAAGTAGTTACGCAACAGGAACATCAACAAATGCAGTAGGTTGGTATGTTGATTTTGACGATATAAATCACGATTTTAGCCAATACGATAGAATTCAACTTGCTTTTCAAGGTTCTAACTCTAATACTGATTGGGAAAAGTTTAATCTAACACTTGTAATTCAATATGAAGATTATGAATATTAAATCAAATAAATTATGCAATTAGATACTTATAATATAGAAACAGACGGACAAGTAAGATATGTCAATGGAGGAATGGAATTTGTTCCTTACATGCAAGGTACAGAAGATGAAAAATATATGGAATACATAAATCATGTAATGGATTTAAAATGGGGTGACTATAAATTGTATTTAGTAGGAGGAATATTAGAAGGTTGGAAAACAACTGATATTGATATCTGTGTAACAGGAACTATAGGTGATGACTTATCAGGTTTAATGGAGCAAGCACATCAATTAGGTCCAATTGATATATTTTATGTAGAATCTTTAGAAAAAATAAAAGGTAACAAGCATAGAATTTGGGAATTTGCAAAGTGTAGAGACATGGTAATACCCGGTTCAAGATTACACGGAAAATGGAAAATGGATGGTTTGTTTTGGATGACAGAAAAATTTGACGCAAAAGGTAGAACATATAGCAAAGAACCGTTGCTACTTAATTAAAGTAAAAATAACCTAAAACAAGTGATAATACAAATACACCCTGCTAGGGTGTTTAATTTAAAAAGTATTATATTTGTAGAATATAAATAATGTTAAACAATTAAAATTCAATCAAATGGCAAAACAATTAGAAAAACAAGAATTAAAATCAATTCAAGACGCACAACTTAACTTTAATAAAAGCAAAATGCAATTAGCTGACAACGCTTTGCAGCAACAAGCTATTATAAAAGAAATTGATGAAATTAAATCTAATTTCGCAGTATTAGAACAAGATTTAATTAAGAAGTACGGACAAGATAGCAGTATCAACATGGAAACCGGTGAGGTAAAAAGTGGTGATGAAGTAAAGGCTGATGAAAAAGCAAAAGAAAATAGTAAACCACTAGAAAAAGTAGAATAATGGCAAAAATTAGCGACACTACGAGTTATCCCAATATCGCACCGGTTGGTGACGATTATTTAATATTAACAGATAAAGATTCTTCGTTAGCTACTAAAACAGTTACTGTAGAAGATCTTGGTTTATATTTGTTTGGGAATATACCCGGTTCGCTAATACCTGCACTTGATGATTCATATGATATCGGTTCTGCTTCAAAAGAGTGGAGAGATTTATATATCGATGGTGTTGCTCGTATAGATGATTTACGAGCTGATGTAGGAGAAATAATAACACTAACTGTTCCAACAAGTTTTGTGCTTAGCGGAGCAGTTAGTGGTTCATCACTAATAACAGCTACTACATTATCAGGAGCTTCAAATTCAAACATAGCAAGTACACTTGCTATTAAAACTTATGTAGATACAGCTATAGCAACGGTTGATGATTTATCAGGAACTTATGATATAGGAACTACATCAGTAAACATACCAACACAAATATTAAGAATATTAGGAACAGGTAATCAAATCATAACAACAGGTGATGATGCACAAACAATGCAGCTTTCTTTTCCAACAAACATTACAACACCGGGTCGATTAGCTAGTACAGGAGAAATTTTTCCTGTTACAGACAAAAACATTAATTTAGGTCAAGTAGGAAGCAGGTGGCAAAACTTCTTTACTGAAAACATAGCTGATGAGACTGATTCATTTGGATTAGCTAAACATTTTTTAGGTAAAAATGACCTTAACACAGCTTTAGAGTGGAAAGAAGTTCCTGATGAAGATTTAAGAGTAAGACTAACTAGTGCTGCTGCTATTACATTTACAGTTGATTTAGGAACTGAAAGTTTAGGAATAATAGGTACAGAAGATGAAATTGAAGTCGTAGACGCAGGAGGTAACACAGCAGCTTTAAGGTTACCGGTAGATATAACTACAAGAGGTCAGTTAAATTCTTTAGGAACAATAATTCCTCTTACAGATGCAGATACTAATTTAGGCTCGACAACTAAAAGATGGCAAAGCTTTTTTACAAAAGACATTGTTGATGCAGGTAACAACTTAGGTGTAGCTGCTCAAGTTCTTGCTAAGAATGCAGCTAACACAGGATTAGAGTGGATTACTAATGGAGCATCTGACACATTAAATATAAGTATAGATTCAATTGGTACTTTAGCAACTTCTGTTGATTTACCTACACAAAAGCTTTCTTTATTAGGTACAAGTAATCAAATTGAAATTGTAAATCCTGTAGCTCAAACTATAGCATTTCAGTTACCGGTAGATATAACTACAAGAGGTCAGTTAAATTCTTTAGGAGCAATAGTTCCTGTTACAGATGCAGTTGAAAAACTTGGTAGTGCAACTAAAAGATGGCTAAGCTTTTTTACACAAGACATTGCTGATGCAAACGATGATTTTGGAACAGCTAACCAAGTTCTTGCTAAAAGTAATACAAATGCAGGGTTAAGATGGCGTAATGAAGTTAATGATAAAACATTAAATATAGTTGATTTAGATGGTACTGCAGGAAGTATAGATTTACCAACTGAAACTTTTTCTTTATTAGGAACAGTAAATCAAATAAACGCTGTAGTTGCTAACCAAACTATAACATTTGCTTTTCCAACAGATATAACAACACCGGGTCAACTTAATAGTGGAGGTGCAATATTACCGGTAGCAGATGGAGTTAACAATTTAGGAGGAATATCTAACAAGTGGGCAACATTTTTTCCAACAGAGATTGCAGCTGCAGATGATGGAACAGGAGCTGTAGGTCAATATCTTGGAAAAGATTCAAGTAATGTGTTAGATTGGATTACACCTGTTATATCAAGTTTTAAAGTTTCAGATTCTGAAACTCCTCCAAACGTAACAGTAATAAATAATACAGATACTGTTACTTTTGCGGGTACAACAAATCAATTAAGTGTAATTGAAAATTCAGGAACATTAACTTTTAGTTTTCCAACAGATATAACAACACCGGGTCGATTAGCTAGTACAGGAACAATAATTCCTGTTACAGATTTAGATACTAACTTAGGCTCGACAACTAAAAGATGGCTAAATTTATTTGCAAGTCAAATAGTTGATAAAGATGATTTGACAGGTGGAGCGGCTCAAATTTTAACAAACGATACAGCAGGAACTAAATTAACATGGACTACAGGTGGAACTGCAGGACAAGTTTTAGCTAAAGATGTAGCTAACACAGGATTGGAATGGGTTAATCAACCTACGTTAGCTCCTAGTTTAGAGTTTTTAGGTGATACTAATACTTTAACTCCGACAGTAGATTTAAACTCAGAAAGTTTATCAATTCTTGGAACTGCTAATGAAATTGTAACTGTTGGTGTTGACCAATCTTTAACAATTGCTTTTCCAACAGATATAACAACTAAAGGAATATTAAATAGTACAGGTATAATTATACCGGTTGGTAATAAAACCACAAATCTAGGTGCTACAGCTAATAGATGGCAAAACTTCTTTACTGAAAACATAGCTGATGAAGCCGACAATTTTGGAACAGCTAATCAAATATTAGCTAAGAATGCAGGTAATACAGGGTTAGAATGGAAAGATAGCAATTACGATATATTAGAAGTTACTACAACAATAACCAATGCTCAAATGTTAGCTATTGAAACAACACCTATTCAAGTAGCTCCTGCTCCGGGTGCAGGTAAATTAATCGCTGTAGTAGAATGTTTATGGAAATTAGACTATGTAGCTCCTGCATTTGATTTTGTGGCTGACCCTTTTATAAGATATGATTCAGGTGGAAGCAATACTCAGTATAGACCTTTTGGAGCTTTTGATAACGGAATTGTAAATGCATCTGTTGATTTTTATCAAGCTGTACCACCGGTTCAAAGTCAAGGAAATGCTAATGGTCAAATATTAATAAACAATGGATTGTTTATTACAGCAACACAAAATCCATCACAAGGTGGTGGTAGTTTAACTTTTAAAGTTAAATATAGAGTAGAAGACGCATTCTAGTAATTTAATATAATGGACATAAGAAAGATTTCTGTAGGTCCTGATTATAAGTCAGGAGCTATGCATTATTTAGTAGGTCAAGATGTTTTAGGTGGTAACTATGTTATTCATTTAATTAAGCATGATTTAAAAAATCAAACTTTTTCTATTTACATAATTCAAAAAGAAGAAATAAAGCTTTGGAAGTCTTTCAATCACACTATGCCAATATCAATCGAATATAATATAAATTTTTAAATCTAATGAAATCACATGCAATCACCTCACAGCTTTATAGTAGAACCATTAAAAGGAAAGCGTTACGATAATACTAAAAAATTAGGAGAGGTAGATTTTATAATAAGCACTTCTCAAGAAGACCATAAGTTTTCAAATCGTTTCGCTAAAGTAAATTCTTTACCTTTAAATTATTGTGGTCCTATAAAAATAAACGACCTTTTGTTAGTACATCATAATGTATTTAAAATATATTACGATATGAAAGGATATGAAAAAAGTGGTAAAAGTTATTTTAAAGATAATTTATTTTTAATAGATAACGACCAATTTTTTTTATATAAATCAGGAGATGAGTGGTTTGCTCATGATAAATATTGTTTTGTAGAACCGGTAAAATCTAAAGATTATTATTTAGATAAAGTAGTAAAATACGAACCTTTAGTTGGAAAAATTAAATATCCAAATCAAGAACTTATAAATTATGGAGTTAAAGTTGGTGATGAAGTTGCTTTTCAACCTGATAGTGAATATGAATTTACTGTAGATGGTGTTCTTCTTTATAGAATAATGTCTAAATTTATAACAGTTAAATTATGAGCAACAAAGAAGTTAAATTAAAAATAATTGATGCAGCTGAAAAAGCTGTAGAAGAATTAATTAATGTTGCAAAAGAAAAAATAGTTACAGGAACTGAAGATGATGTATCTGCAGATAGATTAAAAAATGCAGCAGCTACAAAAAAATTAGCAATATTTGATGCTTTTGAAATATTAAATAGAATAGAAATAGAAAGAGACGCATTAGAAACTGAAGGAATAAAAACAAAAATAAACACTAATCAAGGATTTGCAGAACGAAGGTCTAAATAAAATATACACTACACTTGTAGATATTATTCCTAAATCTGTTTTGACAAATAAAAACAGAGCAAAAACTTGGGAGTACGGATTTAATGAAAAGTATGGTATAGTTATAATTTCTCGCACAGGTCAAATAGGAGATATTATACAAATTAATGGTGTGGATATAGCTTTGCCATTACAACCTCAAATTATTACTAAAAGACATACTGATAAATCTCAACAATATTGGGAAAGACAAGAATATCCAAAAGTATTAAAAAGGATTTCATCTATATTTCAATGGAATGATATGCCTTCTATATTTAAAAATCAATGGATAGATTACATTGAAAAAGAATTTGATAGTAGAGAAGATGGACATTGGTTCTATAATAATGGCAAGCCAACTTATATTACAGGTTCGCATTACGTTTATTTACAATGGACTAAAATTGATATTGGTTATCCTGATTACAGAGAAGCTAATAGATGGTTTTTTATTTATTGGGAAGCCTGTAAGGCTGATATAAGAAGTTTTGGATTATGTTATTTAAAAATTAGACGTTCCGGATTTTCTTTTATGGGTTCTTCTGAATGTATAAACACAGGAACATTAGCTAAAGATGCTAGAGTTGGAATATTATCTAAAACAGGTTCTGATGCAAAAAAAATGTTTACAGACAAAGTAGTTCCAATAGGAACTAATTTACCTTTCTTTTTCAAACCTATTCAAGATGGTATGGATAAACCTAAAACTGAATTAGCGTTTAGAGTTCCTGCATCTAAGATTACAAAAAAAAATATGTATAATGTTGATGCTGAAGAACTAGATGGATTAGACACTACAATAGATTGGAAAAATACAGATGATAACTCTTATGATGGTGAAAAATTATTATTATTAGTTCATGATGAAAGCGGTAAATGGTTAAAGCCTAATAATATTTTAAATAATTGGCGAGTTACTAAAACTTGTTTACGATTAGGTAGTAAAATAATTGGTAAATGCATGATGGGTTCTACTTCTAATGCGTTATCAAAAGGTGGTGCAAATTTTAAAAATCTTTATGAAGATTCTGACCCTACAAAAAGAAATGCCAATGGTCAAACAAAATCAGGGTTATATAATTTATTTATTCCTATGGAATGGAATATGGAAGGTTTTATCGATAAATATGGAATGCCTGTTTTATATACACCCAAGACACCTTTGTTGGGAATAGATAATTCAATGATTAAAATTGGAGCTATTGAATATTGGCAAAATGAAGTTGATTCATTAAAATCAGACCCTGATGCATTAAACGAATATTACAGACAATTTCCTAGAACTGAGTCTCATGCTTTTCGTGATGAAAGCAAACAGTCATTATTTAATTTAACAAAAATATATCAACAAATTGATTACAATGATTCTTTAATTATAGAACATCATGTTACTAAAGGAAGTTTTTATTGGAAAGATGGTATTAAAGATTCTATAGTAATGTTTAGACCTGATAGAAATGGAAGATTTATGGTAGGATGGACACCGAAAAAATCTTTACAAAACAGGTATTATATAAAGAATGGAAAAAAATATCCTTCTAACGAACATATAGGTTCTTTTGGTTGTGATAGTTATGATATCTCAGGAGTTGTAGGAGGAGGAGGTTCTAATGGAGCTTTACATGGTATGACTAAATTTAATATGGACGATGCACCATCTAACGAATTTTTTTTAGAATATGTTGCTAGACCACAAACAGCTGAGATATTTTTTGAAGATGTTTTAATGGCATGTGTTTTTTATGGTATGCCTTTATTATGTGAAAATAACAAACCTCGTCTTTTGTATCATTTTAAAAACAGAGGATACAGAGGTTTTAGTATGAATAGACCTGACAAAGTATTTAATAAGTTATCAAAAACAGAAAGAGAATTAGGTGGAATACCTAACTCAAGTGAGGATGTAAAACAATCTCATGCATCTGCTATTGAGTCTTATATTGAAAAACATGTTGGATTAGATTTTGAAGGAACGTTTAGAGATAGTGAAGATATGGGTATAATGCCTTTTATTCGTACACTAGAAGATTGGGCAAAATTTGACATATCAAATAGAACTAAATTTGATGCTACAATTAGTTCAGGATTAGCTATTATGGCTAATCAAAAACACCTTTATTTACCTACCAAAAAAGAGTCAAAAATAAGCATTAACTTTGCAACATACACTAACACAGGAACTTTAAGCAAAATTTTATAAATGAAAGATATTAAGATAGATATAACGTCCACAGGATTCCCGAGTCAGTTTGTTTCTGATGCAGAAAAAGCAACTGTTGAGTTTGGTTTACAAATAGGACAGGCTATTCAATATGAATGGTTTAGAAGAGATGGCGTTGGTAGTAGATATTATAGCCAATGGGAAAACTTTAATCGACTTAGGCTATACGCAAGAGGAGAGCAAAACATTGGTAAGTATAAAAATGAATTAGCTGTAGATGGTGATTTAAGTTATTTAAATTTAGATTGGTCTATAGTTCCTATTATTCCAAAATTTGTAGACATTGTAGTTAATGGTATGTCAGATAGACTTTTTAAAGTTGAAGCTTATGCTCAAGACGCATTGTCACAACAAAATAGAAGTAAATATCAAGATGTAATTCAAGGACAAATGGCAGGTAAAGATATCCTATTGGATATACAAAAAGACTTTGGTGTTGACCCTTTTATTACTGAAGCTGATAGTCTTCCTGAAAATGATGAAGAACTTTCATTATACATGAATTTAAATTATAAGCCTGCAGTAGAAATTGCTGAAGAAGAAGCTATTAATACTTTATTTGCAGAAAACCATTATCAAGATACTCGTAAAAGAATTGATTATGATATTACAACTATTGGTATTGGGTGTGCTAAACATGAATTTTTAGAAGGTTCAGGCGTAGAGGTTTCTTATGTAGACCCTGCAAATTTAGTTTATAGTTATACTGAAGACAAACATTTTAAAGATTGTTTTTATTGGGGAGAAATTAAAACTGTAGCTATTACAGAATTAATTAAAATTGACCCTAGTTTAACTAATGAAGATTTAGAAGAAATAAGTAAATACGGGCAATCTTGGTATGATTATTTTAATACAGCACAGTATTATCAAAACAGTATATTTTATAGAGATACAGCAACTTTAATGTATTTTAATTATAAAACCACTAAAGAATATGTATACAAGAAAAAAATATTAGAAGGCGGCGGTTCAAGAGTAATAGAAAAAGATGACCAATTTAATCCTCCTGCTGATGTAATGGAAGAAGGAAACTTTGAAAAAGTAAGTAAAAGAATTGATGTTTGGTATGAAGGAGTTATGGTTATGGGAACAAACTTTATATTAAAATGGAAGTTAGCTGAAAATATGGTTAGACCAAAGTCTGCATCTCAGCATGCTATTTCTAATTATGTAGCAGTAGCACCTAGAATGTATAAAGGAAACATAGAATCATTAACTAGAAGAATGATTCCCTTTGCAGATTTAATTCAAATTACACATTTAAAATTACAACAAGTAATTGCAAGAGTAGTTCCTGATGGTGTTTTTATAGACGCTGATGGATTAAGTGAAGTTGATTTAGGCACAGGAAATGCATACAATCCTGAAGATGCTTTAAGACTATACTTCCAAACAGGTAGTGTAGTAGGAAGAAGTTATACTCAAGATGGTGAGTTTAATAATGCTAGAGTTCCTATTCAACAACTAACTTCTAATAGTGGAGCTAGTAAAACTCAAATGTTAATTACTAATTATAATCATTATATGGATATGATTAGAACTGTAACGGGATTAAATGAAGCTAGAGATGGTTCTACTCCAAGTCCTGACGCATTGGTTGGTGTACAAAAATTAGCAGCATTAAATTCTAATGTAGCAACTAGACACATTTTAGAAGGTGCATTATATGTTTATAGAACTTTAGCTGAAGCATTATCTTATAGAGTTGCTGATGTTTTAGAATATTCAGATTTTAAAGAAGAGCTTATAAATCAAATAGGTAAATACAATACTTCTATATTAAAAGAAATATCTGATTTATATATTTATGACTTTGGAATTTTTATTGAAGTTTCTCCTGATGAAGAACAAAAAGCTATGTTAGAACAAAACATACAAATGGCTTTATCTAAGTCAGATATTAATCTTGAAGATGCTATTGATATTAGAGAGTTAAGAAATATTAAATTAGCTAATCAATTGTTAAAATTAAAGCGTAGACAAAAAGCTGAAGAAGACCAAAAGAAAGAAGCAATGAAAATGCAAATGCAAGCTAATGTTAATATGAAATCTCAAGAGATGGCAGCCGCAATATCTATGCAAAAAATACAAGCTGAATCTCAAGCTAAAATGCAATATCGTCAAGCTGACATTGCTTTTGAAATTGACAAAATGAAAATAGAAGCTGAGTTAAAAGCTCAATTAATGGATAAAGAGTTTCAGTATAATATGCAAATAAAAGGTCAAGAATCTGAAGCTTTAGGCAGTAGAGAAAAAGAAAGAGAATCAGCAAAAGCATCAAGGATTAGTCAACAAAATACTCAACAGTCAAATTTAATAAATCAAAAGAAAAATAATCTACCTCCGCAATCATTTGAATCTAACGAGGATAGTTTAGATGGTTTTAATTTAGCTGAATTTGACCCTAGATAATAGATTAAAAAAAGTGAAAGTAAATGTGTAACTTTGTAATAAATTAAAATTAAATCAAATGAATTTAGAAAACATTAAAGTAAGAGAAGTTTCTGCACCTGAAAAGGGAAGAGCTGAAATTGAGCAAGAGCTTTTGGATAAGAGTGCTCTACAACAACAACCTAAAACTGAAAGTGTAAAATCACAAGAAGTTGAAGAAAAAAAAGAAAATAATGTTGAGCTGACAGATAGTTCAGTAAAAGATTATTTAGAAAAAAGATACAATAAGTCTATCGATTCATTTGAAGACTTATTAAAAGAAAGAGAAGAACAGCCGGATTTGCCGGAAGATGTATCTTCCTTTTTAAAATATAAAAAAGAAACAGGTAGAGGAATCAATGACTATGTTAAATTAAACAGAGATTTTGATGACATGCAACCTGATAATTTGTTAGCTGAATATTTTTTAGAAACTGACGAAGCTATTGACTCAGAAGATGTAGATGCATTATTAGATGACTACAGATTTGATGAAGATGTAGATGATTCTCAAGTGATAAATAAAAAAAAGCTAGCAAAAAAAAGAGCAGTTGTTAAAGCTAGAAAGTATTTTAACGAACAGAAAGAACAATATAAACAACCCCTTGAGTCAAGACCGGTTGTTGGTTCTGAAAATAGTGAAGAACTTGAACAGTATAAACAATTTGCAAAGAGTGCAAAAAGCAAAGAGGAAACGGCTAGAAAAAATTCTGAGGTATTTGAACAAAAAACCAAAGAAGTTTTTTCAAATGAGTTCAAAGGTTTTGAGTTTAAATTAGGTGATAAAGATGTCACTTATAGTCCGGGAGATGCATCAGAGTTAATGTCTAAACAATCTAATGTTTTGAATTTTATAAATAAATTCATGGATAGTTCAGGTCAAATTGATGACGCATACGGATACCACAGAGCTTTATCACTTGCCATGAATCCTGAAAAGTTTGCCAAGTTCTTTTATGAACAAGGTCAATCGGATGGTGTTACTGACGTAGTTCGTAAAACTAAAAATATAAATATGAGAGTCAGAAACACACCCGAAGTAGGAACTACTCAAGGAGGAATGAGAGTAAGAGCTTTAAACACCGATTCAGGTCGAGGTTTGAAGATTAAAAGTGCGAAAAGAAAATAATAGTCTAACAAAAAAAAATTAAAATTATGGCAGTATTAGCAGCTCCAACGTTTCAATTGCAGCCAAGTGCTCAGCAAGTAGCGTTGTCGTCAAATTATATTACCAATACTCAATTTAACTTTTTGAATCAGTATCTACCGGATACTTATGAAAAAGAGTTTGAGAGATATGGTAATAGAACAGTATCATCATTCCTAAGAATGGTTGGTGCTGAAATGCCTTCTAACTCAGACCTTATCAAATGGGCAGAGCAAGGAAGGTTACATATTAAATATGTAAATTGTGTATTAGGTGGTGCAGGTGCAGGTGCAGCTTCGGAAGTGTTTACAGTTCCCGCAGCTCAAATCGACCCCGCAAGACAACCATCAGGTTCAGTAGCACCCGCAGGTGCAGCAGGACAAATCGGTATCAGAAAAGGTCAAACAGTAATGGTCTCTGATGATACAGTAGGTTCTGCATTAAATAATAAAGGTATCGTAACAGCTGTAACAGCTACTACATTTACTGTTAGTTTCTACGAAGCAGCAGGATTAGCAGCTTACGCAGGAACAGTATCTGTATTTATTTATGGTTCTGAATTCAAAAAAGGAGTTAATGGAATGGAAGGTGGATTAACTTCTAACGATTTCATTTTCGAAAACTCTCCAATTATCTTAAAAGATAAGTACCAAGTATCAGGTTCTGATATGGCACAAATTGGATGGATTGAAATTCAAACTGAAGATGGAGCGAATGGATATTTATGGTATCTTAAATCAGAGCACGAAACTAGATTACGTTTCGATGATTACTTAGAAACAGCTATGGTAGAAGCTGTACCGGCAGAAGCAGGTTCAGGTGTTGCTACTCAAGCAGTTTATGCAGATGCAGGTAACAAAGGTTCTGAAGGTGTATTCTATGTAGTAGAAGCTAGAGGAAATGTTTGGGGTGCAGGTAATCCTACTGATTTAGCAGGGTTTGATAGCATTATCTCAAGATTAGATAAGCAAGGTTCTATTGAAGAAAATGTAATTTTCGTAAACAGAAACTTCTCTTTTGATATTGATGATATGTTAGCAGCTCAAAATTCTTATGGAGCAGGTGGTTCATCTTATGGACTATTTGATAACGATGAGGAGATGGCGTTAAATTTAGGTTTCACAGGATTCAGAAGAGGTTACGACTTCTACAAGTCTGAGTGGAAATACTTAAATGACCCAACAATGAGAGGTGGATTAATTGGTGGAGCAATCAACGGACTTTTAGTTCCTGCAGGCTCAACTACTGTTTATGACCAAATACTTGGTAAAAACGCTAAGAGACCTTTCTTACATGTTAGATATAGAGCATCAGAAGCTGAAGACAGACGTTATAAGTCTTGGATTACAGGTTCTGCAGGTGGAGCAAGCAACAAAGATTTAGATGCAATGGAAGTTAACTTCCTATCTGAAAGATGTGTTTGTACTCTAGGAGCTAACAACTTCTTCTTATTTAAATCATAATAAGAGTATATATTAAGAGGGAGGATTAACCTCCTCCCTTTTTTTTTAATCAAATTAAATTATAATAAAATGAAAACAAAAATAGAATTCGTAGACAAAGTCTACAGACTAAAAGGAGATAAAGCTCCTTTAGCTTTTATGTTGGCTTCTCAACATAGTAAAAGATTTCCCTTAATGCATTTTGATAATAACGAAGGTCTTAATAAACCTTTACGTTATGCAAAAAACCAAAAGTCTCCTTTCGTAGACGAACAAGATGGTAACGTTATACTTGAACCTATAATCTTTGAAGATGGTATGTTAAGTGTAGTTAAAGAAAATCAAGTGTTACAAAAGTTTTTATCTTTACATCCTCAAAATGGAGGTTTGTTTGAAGAAGTTAATAAAGGAAAAGAAGCAGCTGATGATGTTGAAATAATGTATGCAGAGGTAGATGCTTTAATTTTAGCTAGACAAATGACAATTTCTCAATTAGAAATGATTGGTAGAGTATTGTTTGGAGATGTTAATAAAATGACTACAGCAGAATTAAAAAGAGATATGTTAGTTTTTGCAAGAAATAATCCTGCAGATTTAATTAATATAGTTAATGACCCTATGTTAAAATTACAGTCTAAAGTTCAAATGTTTTTTGATAATAAATTATTGATTTACAAAAACAACAAAAGAGATGTGCATTTTAATACGTCATCTAATAAAAAACGAATGGTTACAATACCATATGGTGAAGACCCATTATATATTGTATCTTCTTATCTTCAATCAGATGAAGGCGTAGAAGCATTAAAATTGCTAGAAAAACGTTTAGAAAAATAAGAAATTAGAAAGGGGTTAAAAAAATTAACCTCTTTTTTTTTTGCTTATCTTTGTAGAAAAGAATACAGATGATACAACAAGTTTATGAAGCTGTTCTTGCTATTTTAAATAAAAATAATTACGGGTATTTATCTCCTGCTGATTTTAATTTATATGCTCAACAAGCTCAGTTAGATTTATTTGAAGATATTTTTTATCAATTCAATTATCAACTTAACAAAGAAAATATAAGACAGTCAGGCACAGGATATGCGGATATTAAAAAAGGATTAGTAGAAGTAATAGATATGTTTTCAGTTACCAAGCCTTTAACTACAGCTGCTAACAACACTTATCAAATGCCATCTGTAATAACAACAGGTTCTGATTTTTATTTTATAAACAAAATATTATGTTTTAAAGCTGATGGAGTAACGTATACAGGTGAAGCAGAAAGAGTTAGTCAGGGTAAAATAACATTACTAAACAATTCTTTATATACTGCACCTACTACAACATACCCTGCTTACACTACAGAAGGAAGTATATTAACAGTATTTCCTACATCAATTGTAGCGGCAAATCAAGTTCAGGCACAATACATTAGATATCCTGAAACACCTATTTGGACATATGTATCATTAGGTGCAGCACAACAACCGCAATTTAGTATTACAGCAAGTTATCAAGACTTTGAATTACCTTTAGATTACTTTCAAGATTTAGTAAATAAAATTTTACAATTTGCAGGAATGGAAATAAGAGAAATTGAAGTTGTACAATATGCTATAGGACAAGACCAAAAAGAAACTCAAGACGAACAATAATGGCTTATATAAATCAATATCAATATTATACAAATAATGAGACTACTCCACAAGATGAAAATTGGGGGTCATATCAATATATTAGTTTAGAAGATATAATTACTAATTTTTTATTAATGTATAATGGTAATCATTCTTTGGTTAATAATGAAGAAAGATATAAAGTATTGTTTCATGCAAAAAGAGCAATACAAGAATTAAACTACGATGCATTTAAAGAAGTTAAAGTATTAGAGCTTCAAATTAGTGATACCTTACGTTATGTATTACCATCTGATTATGTTAATTGGGTTCGTATCTCTTTGTCTTACAATGGTTTATTAAGACCATTAGTTGAAAACGTACAGATAAATAGTGCTAGTGCTTATTTACAAGATAATTCAGGTAATATATTGTTTGACCAAAATGGAAATATTTTAAAACCTGAAAATTCAGAGTTTACAAAAGAAAGATTACAAAACCACCAAAGAACACAATATTTAAATCAAAACGCTCCTTACAATGGATATTGGGGATGGGAAGTTGATGGAGCATGGTTTTTTGATATGGCTATAGGAACGTCATGGGGATTAAACACAGAAACAGCTAACGCTAATCCTACATTTCGTATAGACAAAAAAGCAGGAGTAATAAATTTTAGTTCTGCTATGAATGACAAATTAGCTATATTAGAATATATATCTGATGGTATGGAAAATGGTGATGATTCACAAATTACTGTAAATAAAATGTTTGAAGATTATATGTATGCATATATAGAATATGCTATATTAAATAGTAAACTTGGTGTTCAAGAGTATGTAATTAAAAGAGCTCAAAAAAGAAAATCATCACTATTAAGAAATGCCAAGATTAGAGTAAGTAATATTCATCCGGGTCGCCTTATCCAAAATATGAGAGGTCAAGATAAATGGATAAAATAATATGGCAAATATACAAAAGAATTTTATACAAGGTAAAATGAATAAAAGCGTTGATGAACGCTTAATTCCTAATGGTCAATATATAGATGCTTTAAATGTTAGATTAGGTTCTACCGAAGCATCAGAAATTGGTTCAGTAGAAAACTCTAAAGGTAATACAAAAATTACAACACTTACTTTTAGTGGAACTGAATTAAGTGCAAATGCTAGGTGTATAGGTGCTTATGAGGATGGTTCTAATGAAACTATTTATTTTTTTGTACATGACCCTTCTTTTACTGTAGGAACGACAGGTAAACTTGATATGATAGTTTCGTTTGATGAACAAAACGATGTAACTACTTATCATGTTGTTTCAATGAAAGAGGGAGCAAGTGGTACAAATACTACTTTAAATTTTGATTCTAAATTTTTAATTCATTCTATAAATAAAGTTGAAGATTTATTGTTTTTTACAGACAATCTAAATCAACCTCGTTTTATTAATGTTAAAAGAAATTATCAAGAACCTTTTAGTAACATAGATGTAATTACAGCAGAGTCTTTATTAGTTATAAAAAAACCACCTGCAGCAAGTCCTGAATTTTCTTTGTTTACTTCACCTCAAGAAAATAATTATTTAGAAAACAAACTTGTTTGTTTTGCATATCGATATGAATATCAGGATGATGATTATTCAGCTACATCACAATGGTCAAAACCTGCGTTTTTACCTAAAACCTTTTCTATAGGTATTGATGATAAATTAAATAATGGTATGGAAAATGCTAGAAATGGCGTTTCTGTAACTTACAATACCGGTAGTTCTTTAGTAAAATCTATTGAAGTTTTATTTAAAGAGTCAAATAAAAATACTATAAACATAATAGATAAATTTAGTAAAGAAGAAAATGGTTTTGTAGATAATCAAGATGTAACGTTTGAGTTTGATAGCAATCAAATTTTTACAATTTTAAATTCTGACCAACTTGGAAGATTATATGATGCTGTACCTTTAAAAGCAAAAACACAAACTTTAATGGGCAACAGATTAATTTATGGTAATTATATTGAGGGATATAATTTAACTTCATCTAATGGAGAACCTATTAATTTAGACTACACAACAACACTTGTAAGCAAAGCAATTGGATTAAGTGATGTAACTACTACATTATCAAACGGAACGTATACAATTGACACCACAGCAGGAACACAAACAATAACCGATTCAATTGTTAGTTTAGATTTAACTGATTTTGATTTAGTTGTTGGAGCTCAAATAACGTTTGATATAAGACTTGTACATGCTTCATTTACAGGAACTCCTGTTCCAAGTGAAACAGTAGCACAATTAGACTTATCATTTTCATTTACATTACCAACAAATTACAATACGCTTACTTCATTAGTAAATTCAACAGAATTTCAATCAGCAGTAGGTCCGGGTCAGCCAATAGCAACATCATGTAGTTTAGGAACAACTTGGACAGATGAATATAACTGTTTAATGCCTAACACTTTAAGTTCATTAACAGCTTATACTTCAGGAATAGGTTCAGTTACTTATCCTGCAGTTGGCGCAATGACAGCTACTGTTTCAGGAAATAGTATTATTGTACAAATTCCTGCTATGCAATGGGTGGATAATACAGCAGCACCAACCGTAACAATAACAGAATATTTTAGTATTCAAACTAGCGAAGCAACATTTCAAAAAATAAGCAATACAGAAAGTTTACATAGTAATAGAGATTATGCAGTTGGTATAGTATACATGGATGATTTTAATCGTTCATCTACAGCTTTACTAGCTCCTAATTCATCAGTTCATGTGCCATGTTCAGTTTCAGATTTTAAAAATAATATTGATATAGAAATACCAACAAATATGCTCCCTCCTTTTTGGGCAAAAAGATATAAGTTTGTTATAAAACCATCTGAAACTAGATACGAAACCATATATAGTAATTTGTTTATAAATGACCCTAATGCTTCAGGATATTGGTTTTTATTAGAAGGAGAAAATGTAGAAAAAATATCAGAAGGACAAAGACTTCAAGTTAAATCTGATACGTCAGGTGCGATTAATAATTGTGCTGTTGCTACAGTTTTAGAAAAAGTATCTCAGCCTGCAGGATTTATAAAGTTTGATTCTTCTTTTTCTTCTACTCAAGTAGATGCTCCGGCAGCAACTTATATGCGTATAGTTCCTAATGATTTTAATGTAGTGTTAGATGAAGGAGCTGTTGAATTTAAACAAGCTGAACAGTGTACAGATATTTCAGGAGACTCTCCTATGGCTGCATGTTTAATCAATCGATTGGATAGTTCATCATCTCAACCTTCCGGTTATTTATATAGTGATTATACTATTCCTGAAGGTAGTCGTATAAAACTATATTTTAGATTTAGACGTTTAGGAACAGGTGACGGTAACAAGAAATGTGAAAGAAGAATTTATGAATTAGATTTAGATTTAGTTTCTTCAGCAAACTATAATAATTTTCAAGAATGGTTTATTGGTGACAATATTGAATTAAGACTTGATGATGGTACATGGACAGGGGGAAGCACATCAGCAGGAAACCCTCCAACAAACACTTTATTAGGTAATCTTAACTCCGCTTTTAATGGTAGACCAACAGAAATTGAAGCGGGCATGAGTTATAATAATAGTATAACAACAAACTTTTTTAGATTTGTAAGAAGCGTTACAGACAATGGATTATGGTTATGTGCTACAGGTACAGAAAGTTGTTCAGGTATTGGACAACAAAGTAGAAGACGTTCGTGTTCTAAAATTGAAGTAACTGTATTTAGAAGTGAGGATACTATAGTTTTTGAAAGCGAACCACAAGAAAGTTTGCCTGATGTGTTTTATGAAGGAGACCAAAGTTATCCTATTATTTCAACTACAGGTTTGCATGGTGGTGGAACAAATGCACAAATTCTTGCAGGAAACAGAACACAAACCTCAGCAACTTCAGGTAAAATACAAACAACATTATTTAATTGTTATGCATTTGGTAACGGAGTAGAAAGTTTTAAAATATTAGATTCTATTGGAGGGCAAGAATTACAAGTTGGTAATAGAGTTACAACAACAGCTAATCAAGAATACCAAGAAGCACATAGATTTGCCGACTTAACTTATAGCGGTAGATATAGTGATTTTTCAAATATTAATAAACTAAATGAATTTAATTTTAGTTTAGCAAATTATAAAATATTAGAAGATTCTTTTGGTCCTGTAGCAAAATTATATGGAAGAGAAACAGATGTTTTAGTTTTACAAGAAGATAAAATCTCATATGTATTAGCAGGTAAAAATTTATTATCAGATTCTACAGGAGGAGGTGCTATAGCATCAGTTCCTGAAGTTTTAGGAACGCAAATAGCTAGAAAAGAAGTATATGGGATTAGTAACAATCCTGAAAGTTTTGTTTGCTATGGAGCTGATAAATATTTTACAGATGCTAAAAGAGGTGCTGTGTTACAAATGCGTGGTACAAGTATGCAAAATGAACAACTGTCTGTAATATCCGAAATGGGGATGCGTGGATTTTTTAGAGATTTATTTATTAATTCTTTTGACACACAAAAACTTGGCGGATATGACCCTTACATGAATGAGTATGTATTGTCAAATAATTGTATTTTATTACCTGCTTCTGTACAAGAAGAAAATTGTGGAATATCTTTTAACTATGGAATTCTATCTCCATCAACTCCACAAACATTTATAGTAAGACTTGGACAGCAAATAGGTCAAGTTTCAATAGTGTATACAACACCCGTTCTTGATAATAATACTACTTTTAAAATTACAGTAGATTACAATGGAGCTGAGGTTGTTAATACAGGTGATATAACAAGTGGAGGTACAGTAACTTTTGATAAAAATAATTTGCTTATTAATACAGCTACAGTAAATGTAGTTGTTGTAGGAGGTAATGCACAAAACTTAGGAATGTCTGTTAGCTGTCCACAGGCTGACCAAATCACAGTAAAAACTATTGTTATAACAAGTGACACAAGTTCAGGTGCTTTAATACACACATATTATGGATATAGTGATGCAGCTTTTTCGACATTACTAACAAGTCAATTTGTTCAGTTTGGAAATGGTGTAAATCCAATAGTTTCTAGTTTTGTAGAAGTTACAGGAGGTCAAGGACTTAACACAATACCAACAGACAGTTCTACAGTACAGTTAGGTACACTTTTCAAACCTTCAGATGATTATTTGTTTGACACTACATCAGATAGATTTGGATATTTGAGAAGTGCAACAAATTACAATAACAATTCATCAGATATTACAAGTCTATTAACATCTATTGATAGTGCGTCAAATTGGCTAACTACAAATACTACATTAGCACCGTCAAAATATTTTGGTGAATTTACAATGCCAAATAATGACTTAGATTTTTTATATTTGGTATATGATTTAAGGTCAACTTTTCAATTACAAATGTGTTTTTCACCTACAGGGGAACAAGACGCTTGTTGTGGATGTGTATAAATTAAAATAAAATGGGAATAACAGTAAATTATTATTTAGATACAAACGATTTTCAAACAGCCACAGCTGTTTATACAGACAATGCTTTGACTGTATTAGCTCCTGATGGATGGTATTCTTATAGTAATAGATGGCGAAAACAAACAAGTGGTGTTTTAGGTTCTGTTGGGGTATGTCCATCTTGTAATCAAGCATGTTCTTCATCACCTTTTTTATCTGCTTATTCTTATTTTATGGGAAGTAATACTGAAGGTGCGGGTGTTTACAATTTAACAATTGATACAGGTTCTGCGGCAGGAATTAATAGAATGTTTCTTGGTCGAAATGCTAGTGATTGTTATGGTATTCAAATAGTACATGACTCTGCTGTAGTTAACAATTGGATTACAGGTGAAGGATATGAATCACCGGGAAATAGTGATGCAATATGGATGGGAGATACTACTGTAGCAGCAGGAACTGTGTATACTAATCAACCATCGTTTACATGGAATGGAACATCTTGGGTACAGTCTTCTACTAATGTAGGTTATACAGTTAATAGCACAACAAATTTTACAACAACACAAGACCTATATAATCTAGCAGTATTTTCAAAAACTACAGCTGTAAATACAACAGTACAAATTACAGTTTTTATTCCTCCTTTTTCAAGTTCAGGAGTTAATACAAATGTTTTATTTTCTCCTGTATGTTCTGCATTATTAATTGCAACACCTTATAATGCTACATCTTATCCTAATCCTGCTGATGCATGTAATGCTACAGGAACAACTGATAGTGTTTTTATTGCTAACGCTACATCAGGAAATATATCTACAGATATAATACCTGTTAAATATTCTTATGCATTTACAAATACATTTGGAACTACTGCAGTTGGTGTAGGATATTATAAAACAAGTCAAGGATATATGCAAGTAGATAGTAATGGAGTAGTAATCGATGTAGGCAGTTGTCCTCCTTAAAATTTAAAATATGAGTTGTACAAATCAAACAGTAAGTTATAGCGATGGCGTAAAAGGGTTTCCTTCTTTTTACTCCTATCATCCTAACTATATGATAGGCATGAATAATTACTTCTATTCATTTGACAAGGGTAATCTTTACCGTCATAACAGTAACGATAGAAGAAACAGTTATTATGGTGTAGATTATAGTTCTACTATTACAAGTGTATTTAATGAATCACCTTTAGAGAATAAATTATTTAAAACTATTAATTTAGAGTCTGACGCTTCATGGTCTGTAGATTTTACAAGTGATATCCAATTTACAGGATATATAAATAGCACATCGTTTGTTAAAAAAGAAGGTGCGTGGTTTGCGTATTTAAGAACTGAAGGTTCTGTTGCAGGAATAGGAACACCTATTGACAGCCAACAATATCCTTTACGTTCTATTATGGGTATAATGAACAGTACAGCTAGAGGTGGTACTATAGCTAATCCTATTATACAGTTTAGTATTGGTATAAATTCTAGTTTAGCGTCTTATATAAATCCACAAATAAATATAAATGATTTTATTTATTGGAGTGATTTAACGGGAAATAACGAATTAACATATGCAGGAAAAATACAATCTATAGCTTACTCACCTATTAATGGTGTTGTAAGTATTACAATTGACGCTGCCGGTGCGGTTGTTATACCTGCGGGAACATTATATTTTGCAGCTGTAAAAGACCAAATTGCAGAATCATATGGTATATTAGGACACTATGGTAAATTTAAATTAACTAATAGTGATATTACAGCTACAGAGTTATTTGCTGTAGAGTCAGATGTTATGAAAAGTTATCCTTAAAATTAGTATCTTTGTGTTAAATGAAATTTAATATAAGGGTACTTAAGGAAAACGACTATGAAGATATATTAGTCGGATGGTGGAAAGATTGGAAATGGATTCCTCCTGTAAAAGATTTTTTACCTCTTAATGGCTTGGGTGGTATTATGGTAGAGTGGAATGATATACCTGTTTGTGCGGGTTTTATTATTCAAACTAATAGTAAAGTAGCATGGATAGAATGGATTGTATCTAATAAAAATTTTAAAGAAAAGCTTCATAGAAAAGATGCTTTAAATTTATTGGTACAAACATTAACTGATGTAGCTAAAAAAACAGGTAGTACATATGCGTATACAATACTTAAAAGTCCTTCTTTAATAAACACATACAAAAATAATGGTTATTTAGGAGAAGAACAAAATATAAACGAGATGATAAAAAAATTATAATATGGCGTTAGCAACCACAATTTTAGCAGCAAGTGCATTAGCAATGTCTATAGGAACTACTGTGGCATCAGGTGCACAAGCAGCAAAACAACGAAGAATTCAAGCAGGTGCTGAAGAAGATGCAAACAGATTTATGAAAGATGCAAGAGATAAGCTTGAAGTAAACGAATATGACGAGTTAAGTATTAACAGTTTAGTTTATGACAATCAAAGAGAAGAGCTTTCTAAGGTTGGTGCAGCACTTATAGAAAATGCACAACAATCAGACAGACCAAATATGGGTGCTCAATCTATTGTTGATGCAGTCAACAAAGCCAATACATCTATAACTGAAAAAGAAGTAAACGAATTACAAGATTTAGATTTAGTTCAAGCTGAAGAAGCTACAAGAAAAAGTGATATAGGCATACAATTAGATTTAGGCGAAGTTCAAGGTGCACAAAAAGCCGCAGCTGATGCAGGAGAATTAGCACAAAAATATAAATCAGATTTTCTGACTCAACTTCCTCAAACAGCAATGGCTGCAGTTTCTACACTTGCTCCTGTTTTTGGTAAAAATGCTCAAACAAAAGGAATAGAAGGTTTTGAGTTTGGAGGTAAAACAGGTCTTGAAGGAATACAAGCTAAGTTTGGTGACGATGATTTTATAAAATCTTTAGATGGTAAAGGGTTTGGTTCTATACCATTTGAAAATTTAAAGGACATAGGTAAGTTAAAGTCTAATGCTTTAGATGATTATGTAAGAAATAATTTATCAGGTGGAAATTTAAAATATTTAATGGATAATCAAACAGGTAATGCTAATCCTTTTACACCAACTACAAGTAAACAATATAGCCAAACTTTTAAAGATGCAGGGTTAAATAGTGGTGTAATGACAAATTCTGACAAAATAGCAGAGTTAGAAGCTGCATTAGCAAAACTAAAGAAAGGATAATATGGCAACTAATTTTGGATATATAAGAAAAGACCAAGACGCTAGAGTAAATTGGCAAGAGGTTGGTAAAAACGCTAGTGATACTATACAAGCTGAAATTGATAGAAGAGAAACTATTAAAGCTGATATAGATGCAGATTCTAATGCGTTAGACACACAAATATATGAAAACATTGATTCTGATAATGCAGACCTTGCGTCTGAAATGTTAAGTGTTGCTAATTTAACTTCAGAAACTAGATTACGTCAAGATAAGAATCTAAAAAACGGTTCTTTAAGCCTTAAAGACTACACTATTCAAAGAAATAACCTTAAACAAGGTGTCGCTAATATTAGCGAAATGAATAAATCTAAAATAAAAATAGATACTGAGTTTCAAGCATTAGTTCAAGCCGGAACAATAAATCCACAATCAGTTGCTGTAAGAGCATACAATGAACAATTTGAAAACCTAAACAATTTTGGTATTCAGTTAGATGAATTTGGAAGTCCATATTTAGCTAAAAGAATTAAAATAAAAGATGAGGAGACAGGTGTAATTAATGAAACTTTTTCTACCGACCCTAATGATATATACAGTATAAAAGGTGCAAGAGCAAACATGGGTCAAATATTAAAACAACAAGATTTTACTAAAAATGTACAAGGTTATGTAGGGTTAGCAGGAAAAACTTGGGTGGAAGCAGGAGGTCAGTTTAAAACTGTAGATGACGCATGGCAAAACGAAAACTTTAGAAAATTAATTGAAGCTGAAATTAGAGCTGATTTAACTAACCCTGATTTTGCGTCAGGATTTGCAGGTCAGTATTTACAAGGTTATGAATATGCGTTTTTAAAAGGAGATAGTAAAGCTAATGCTAATCAAATTCCTTTAGTTCAAATTAATGGACGTTGGACCTTTGATGCTGACAGTAAGCAAGGTAAAAAACTTGTTGACGAGTCAGTTACTAAGTTAACAGAAATGACTAGAGGAGGAATGTCTAAAAAGGAAACTCCTTATTCACCGAGTGAGTTAAAAGGATATGGAGAAATAGGTGACGAAAAAGATAATATAGAAACTACAGCTAAGTTAATAGGTGATATATATAATGGGGATGTACAAGAGCTAAAATCTGCATTAGTTTATTTTGAAGGGAAAGAGAGTAAAATTACAAATTTAGAAGTTAGTGATGATGGTAGTAAGTTTTCATATGATGTTAACACAGAAAATGGTGGAAAGGTTACAAGAACATTAGACAGAAACTTTGGACCTGAAAATTTCTTAACTCAAATGAGCAAACAAATTGGTACATATGATTTAGCTCAATTAAGAGGTACAAAAGCATATGATTCTTGGAGTCAAAGAAATGATGGAAACTATACTAATCTACCTAAAACCACAAGCTTCTCGGGAGCTTATACCGAAGCAGCTACAGAGGTTGAGAATCTTCTTACTAGAGAAGGCTTAAATGAAGATGGCACTACGGTTGTATCTGCACTAGATAGTTTTAATAAAGCATATGATAAGGATACACCTTTGGGCGATAAAGTATCTATTATTTCACAAGAATTCTTAGAATCAAAGATAGAAAATGCTCAAGTTGAGCAAGGTAGTGATGGATATCTATATATAGAAATAGATGGTACTACTACAGGACCTATTGTAATTAAAAACAGTCAAGGAGGAAAACCTGTTTCAAAAATAATTAGTG